CCCCTTCTTTCTCCTGATTTTAATGGATCTGCGATCTCGATAATTTGACCTGGCCTGACTAAAACACCTGCATCAATAGCGCAACTAAATGTCACAACTTCACGCTCTACATTACTCATATAAAGCATCCATTTTGCTAAACGTGAAGCTTGTCCACGACTTGTACAAGCAAAAGCATCAATGTTTTTAACAACAGAACCATATCTAGCTTGGTTTGCAGTATCTACTTGCTCTACATAATTTATATCTCTTAATTCTAAATCTAAATATTTAGCAATAACAACAGTAGGTCTTTGTTTCTGACTAACATCTGAATAACTAAAGCCAGGTTCTAATACGTTTGCAAGAGTAAATAAATAGCTTGAATCTTTTGGTGAATCTTGTGTGATTGTAAAAGCACCTGCGCTCCAAAAAGGCATTGACCTAAATACAGAACACATTTGGTTAATGACGTTATAAGCTTCTTGTTGATTTTGTATCGCTACATTGCAACTAAATCTTGGTTCTGTATTACCTGTTCCAGTTCCATCATCTATGAGTTCAGAAGAATATACAGAAGCTTGATAGAAACTGAATTTATCTAATGCAGATTCTTGTAAATGAGAACCTAAACCATATCTTTCAGACGTTAAAAGATCATATAAACACCAAGCAGGGTCGTTTGTGTATTGAGCAGCGCCTAAAGTGCCATTAAATGTTCCAGAATAAGACAAACTACCATCGGCTCTTACTGTTGCATTATGTGGAATTTTTACTTTTATACCTTTAACTAAATATTGTCTTCTAGGAATAGAAGAAAATTGTTCAGCATCTACTTTTAAACCTATAAGTGCTGAATTAGGATATGTTCTTTGGTCATATTTTATTTCTACATAAGTATTAAATTGAAAAGCGTTTACTAATTTTGTAGATGTACTATCTGCTGTAATTCTTGTTACTTTGATATTGACAGGAAAAGCACCATCTAAGTTAATTAAATAATCACGCAAATATACATCAGGAGTTCGGCCTGTGATCTTCCCTTGATTTCCAGATACAACATTCTGATATGAACCACCACTATATTGAACAGCAATTTCTAACTGTATCTCTGTACCAAAAATATCTCCTTTATCACTAAACCTTTGTAATTGTGGTACTGTTATCTGTACAGAAACCGCATCAACATTTGAATCTGTAATTTGTATTACTTTTGGTGATGCTTGTGGAACAGTAGAAAAACCTGTTGATTTAGTAGTAGCAACATCTCTTGTTATAGGTATTGTTGTCTGATTTGAAGTACCTGTCCTTGCCTCAAAAGTTACATCTTTAAAATTAAAAGTACCATCAGCAGCTTGTAATGGTGTGTTATTCAAGAAAATAGATTTAGCACCATCATCAAGTCCTTCTATCTCACCTTCACCTATAAGATCTAAAACTCTTGCAAAGCTTTTTGAATCTAAATTATCTTTTGCTTCGGTAGGTGTGCCACCGCCACCGCCACCGCCTTTACCACCGCCACCGCCAGATCCAATTATCTTACTCATACTTCAACCTGCTCG